GCAGCATCTTGGCGGCCATGAAGTCCGCGCTCGTGAGCGTGGTGTCGGCCAGGATCTGCGAAGCCGCCAGCGAGTCGTAGAGCATGAACAGCTCTTCGTCGTCTTCCTCGGCCACCTCGTTCGCCATAAAGATCGTGCGCGCCTGGATGATCTTGGCCTTGGTGAAGCCCGTGCCACCCGCGGCGATGATCTGGCCGGCCGGCAGCGTGTAGGGGCCCGTCGAGCCGTCCACGCTGTTGATCGTGCCCAGAGCGGCAGCGAAGATGATGTCGTCGATCTTGCGGTTGCGCGCAGCCACCAGCTGCTGCATGTACTGGCCGCCCGTCACCGGGTTCACCAGCATCTTCGGGATGTCGGCCTTGTCGAGCGGCAGCGCCTTGAAGAAGTCGCGCATCGGCACGGTGCGGGCCGTGTGGTCGATGTCGGACCAGATGGTGTCACCGTGGCGCACGGTGTTCTCGTCCATCTCGACCTTGTCCAGGTTGTTGATGGTGAAGCTCGCGCCGGTGATGGTGCCGCGATCGAACACGGTGCCACGCAGGCGGGAATTCTTTTGCTGGGCCAGCAGGCGCAGGTCGGTGTCGAACTGCGTGACAAACTGGCGGGTAACGGTATCGGACATGTGTCACTCCTGAAGTTTTGAACTCGGTGTTCGCCGTTCAGGGTTTCCCTTGCGGGGCCTGCATCGCCTGGCTGTGGGCGGGCCTTTCGGGTATCCCGCATGCCAGGCGGGGCCGTGGCAGGGACTGTCGGATTTAGGGGTGCTGGAATCCCCGCAGAAAAAAGCCCGCCGAAGCGGGCAAGTGCCCTTGCGAGGCACGGGTGGAGACAACCGCAAATCAGGTGGTGGGCATGCGCTTGGCTTCGCGTGCGGCCAGGGCCTGCGCGCGCTCGGTGACGGTCTTGTGCTTCGGGTCGGCGGGGTTGCTGTACGCGGCCCAGTTCTCCTGCACGTACTGCTCGCGGGTCTGCGCACCGCCGCCGGTGCCGCCGTTCGCCGCTGCTGGCGTGGCGTCCTCGCGCATCTCCGGGGCCAGCGCAGCGAAGAGGCGGATGGCCACCGGGTTGTTGCCGATCGCCTTCTCGACCTCATCGAACGGGATGCCGGCCGATTCGGCCACTTGGCTGACCACGCGGAACGACTCCTTGATGTTCGCGTCGTACTGGTCCTTCCAGACTTCCTTCAGCGCAGTGACGGCGCCTTCCACGGTCTCGGCCTGGCCGGCATTCACGAGCCCGGGGGCGAGCGTCGCCCATTCGCTCATCACGGCTTCGTACTGGCCCTGGCTCAGGCCCCAGCCGTGCGCCTTCTCCTGGAAGGCCTTGGCCTGCGTCTCGTCGATCTGCAGGTTCTTGAAGACGTCGGACTCGGGCAGCTTGTAGTCGGTCGGGGACTTGGGGCGGATGTCGCCGGTGCCCATGCGCTTCTCCAGCGCGCTGCGCGCCTCGTCCACCTTGCGGATCGTGGCTTGCAGGTCGAATTGATCGTCGGCACCCTTGACGCGGTACTTCTCCGGGATGCTCTCGATGGTCCATTCCTGGCCGGCGCTCAGCGCCGAGCCCGTTGGATTGCCATCGCCGCTTGCTGGCGCGCCAGGGCTCGGCGCTGCGCCCGGTTGACCGGCGGTGGCTGCGGCACCACCGGCGGGGGGAGTTGGTGCGGCAGGCGCGACACCAGCACCGCCGCCACCTGCGCCAGGCTCTCCTTCCAGGTAGACATGCTTCGCTCCAAACTTCATTGCTCTTGCTCCTCGTTGTCGGGCACGTTGTTCGCCCGGTTGATCATTGCGACGACGTGCTGCACCACGCTGTTCTGCCCCAGCCGGTGGTAGGTGGTGAGCACCGCGTCGATGCCGCCGTCAACCTTCGCGGGCTGACTGAAGCGGGACACCAGGTGCTCCAGGATCAGCGCGCCGCGCTTGTCCACCTCGAAGATCTGGCGGTAGGTCTCTGCCAGCTGCTCGGGCGTCAGATCGCGGTGGTTCAAAGCTGGAAGCCGTAGGCTGCGACCATCGCCGCTGCATTGCCGGCGCCCAGTGCGCTGAGCGTCGCAGTGATCGCGGTATTGGCAGCGCTCGCCGGGATCGGCACAGGAAAGCGCAGCGACATCTGGCCGCCCAAGGCCGCGCCAGCCGGCACCGGCACGATGTAGGCCGGATTGCCGTTGAGCAGACCGCCGAGCGTGAGACCACCGAGCGCTGCCGCCGTGGCGCCGCCATAGCTGATGTCCACACCAGTCAGGTACGTGGTCTTGCCGGCAGCCGCCGGAAGCGTGGCCACCACTGAGCTGTTGGCGCCGTTCGCGGGGAAGCTGTTGACCGGCGTCGCGCCCGAGGGATAACCAGCCGTGCCAGCCGTCGGGAAGCCGGTCGCCCCCTGCACCGGAGGCTTGATGTCGCCGACGGTCCAACCGCCGCCGCCGAGTGTTGCGTCGTAGCTCATGGTTCTCTCCTATGCCGCCACTGAGGCGTCGATTGCTGTTGCCGCGGCCTGCTGCTGCAGCGCCTGCTGTTGTGCCGCCTGCTCGGCCTGCTGCCGGTTCTTGCTGTCCATGTCGCGCTTCTCGGCCAGTTCCTTCGGGCCGCGCAGCAACTTGGCCGGCACGCCCAGGGCCTTGCCCTTCTCGTAGGCGGCATCGTCCAGCTTGATCGCGTCGAGCACGGTCATGTCCTGCGTGGAGCCGGCGAGCGCCACCTGCCCAGCAATGAAGGTGTCGATGGCCGTGACCTCCTCCATGAGCTGCGAGCGCGCCAGCGGGCTGATGTACTTGACCTGGTAGTCGCCCTCCAGCAGCCCTTCGGGCACAGGACCCAGAGCAGCCACCAGCGCACCGGCGCGATAGGCGATGTTGAAGCAGCGCTCGACCACCACCTGCAGATACTCGGACTGGAAGCGTCCGACCAGCGGCGCCATCAGTTGGCGGATCTGGTTGATGTTCTGCGAGATCTCGGTGGCGCTGCGAACTGGCCCACCCACGGGCGTGAGCAGGTCAGCCAGCAGCGCGCGGCGGATGGACTGGCGCAGTTGATCGCCCTTGGAGAACGACACGTTGAAGTCCGCCCCGGTCTTCAGCTCGGCCATGCTCTCGATGCTGGCCATCGCCACGATCTTGCGCGGGCCGATGCGCACGGTCTTGGGGTTGAGCACGCCGTCGTCCACGGCCTTCCACATCCCGCCGACGGCAATGTCCAGGCTCATGAGCTCCAGCTTCACGATCTGGTTCAGGGTCTTGACGTCGGGCAGGACGTTGGAGCCGAGGCCCGTGGCATAGGGCGTGCCCGGGATCAGACGCCACCGGGGGACCGCGCACGGGAACTCGTGATAGCCCGACTCGCGCACGATGTGCTTGCGCTGGCGCTCCATGTGGCACGAGCGGAACGGCAGGTTCTTCGCCAGCTTGGCGCCGTACTGACCTTCCCGGCGCGGCTCGATCGCCCACAGCATCTGCACCTTTTCGGTCAGCTTGCCGTCGCGGTAGAGCTTTGCAGTGTGGTCGCTCACCTTGTCGATGCCGTACTCGGCGACCACCTGCTCGACGGTCGGATCGAAGACGCGATAGATGGTGTCCACCCGGCCAGAAGGCTTGCTGCTGGCCACATAGCACTGGTACAGCGGCCACTGCTCGAAGTTGTAGCCACCGATGGGGCGGCCCTTCTCGTCCTTGCCCTCGTCAATGTAGAGCACGAACCAGCCGGCGGGCACCATGTCGCTGTAGCACTCGCCGGACACCGCACCGAAGCTCGCGCTCGTGATGTGCTCGAAGAGGAACTGCGCAGCGCCGTCCATCCAGGCGACCGCCTGCTCGTCGTCCTCCTGGCCAGCATCGAGCGCGAACCAGCGGGAATTGTCCGGCGTCATCCAACTGGCGATGTTGGACTTCAGCACCTCGCCGGCATCAATGGCCGTGGAGTCGTAGAGCTCGGCGCGCTGCTGGGCCGCGACAGTGCCGGCCGATTCGGTCGGGCTTGAGAACCAGCCTTGCGCGCGCTCGGGCGCGAGGTACTGGAACACGTCTTGCCAGACGGTTTCGTTGGGGAGCCGCTGCGCCATCAGCTGCTGCAGGCGGCGCTCCAGCTGTTGCGCTACTTCGGTCATTTAGCCCCCGGCCGGTGCGGCCTTGACAGAGATCCAATCGGAGAATGCTGCCACCGGCATGCGTTCCTTGTCGTAGAACGTGACCACCGAGGAAAGCGCATCGAACGAATCCGCCTCGACGACGTGAGCATTGACGTTCGCAACGTTGAGGCCTGAGACGGCTGCCATGTTGCGATCGGCGCGCTGCGTGACGGTGAATTTCATGTCTATGCCCCGAGGGTGGTCTTGCCGTAGGCCAGGGCCGAGCTGCTGCCGGCGCCGGTAGATAGCGCGCTGCGGCGCTGGTTCGTGCGGCGCACTGCGGCGTCCGCGTTGGCCTTGCTCGCAGCTTCAGCGGCTGCGCGGTCGGCCGCCACCTGCGGATCTTCGCGAGGCGGCGCGGGCGGGGGAGCTTTGGGGCCGCCTCCGCACATGTCAGTTCACCACGCGTTGGCTGGGCAGCACGGCGGGAACCAGCCAACCCTGCTTCGTCAGGATCGGCGTGTCCGGCTTCTGCTTCATCACGTCGGCAAGGTCGGGGAGATCGACCGGCGGCGCGTGCTGCGCGGCCTGGTTGCGGCCCAGGGTCTTGACCATGGCGCGCATCTCGGCCATCTCGCGCTCCAGGCGCGCCACCTTCTGCTCGGCGGTTTCGGGCTCAGCATCCCGCAGCAATTTCGGATCGACGCCGAGCGCCTTGTCGTCGGGTGCGGCGGCGTTCGGATCGGTGCCAGGCGTGGCAGGTGCGGCGGTACGGCCCATGAAATGCTCCGGTATTGTGGACCGGGGCACTTTGGCGCTTGCCGCTGCTGGAATCCCCGCTACCGGAACTGCGCAGCCGACAGCACGACATCGACCTTGCGCGGCAACTCCTCCCGCGGCCGGCCCGTCACCACCCGCCACAGCGCAATCAGCCGCTCGCCCTGCTCGTGCGCCGGCTCGTAGTACTTGTTCTTCCAGCCCTCGACCGCGCCGCGCGATGCGCCAATGGCAGCACCGATGGCCGAGTGCGTGTAGCCGTGCTTCTCGATCATCACAATGACGTGCCACCATGAGATGCCGGGCTCGTTGGCAAAACGCGCGCGCGCGCGAGGGTTCTCGAAGATGCACTCGCCCCGCTTGATGCAGGTTCCGGCTGTTTCGCAGGGGTCGCACAGGTTCATGCCGATAGCTCCTTTATCGTTTCGTTTATTGCGGATAGTTCGCTGACCTTGCGTAGCTTCCAGCGCAGACGGGTGCCGTGCCATCCCTCGGGGCCTCGGTG